GATCTAGTTGATATACCAACCGCAGACTTGCCGTGGGCAACTGTTATGCATCCTGTTACTGATCCCTCAATGCAAGGACTAGGCAACAGTCCTTCCTTTCTTGTTGAAGGTAGTTGGGTAATCGGTTTCTTTTCTGATGCAAATTTAAAACAACAACCTATCATAATAGGAAGCCTGCCGGGCATACCACTTGATGCTGCTGACCCAACAAAAGGATTTAATGATCCTCGTAGTGCAAATTCCTTTCAAGAAGATTATCTAGGAACTCCATCATATGGCCCCTATCCTGTAGATGGTGAAGAATACGATATGCCATCTGGTCATAGTATTGGTGAATCAGATACAAATAAACTTGCACAAGGACAATATTCTGAAGAACACGATGCACTTATAAGAAGAAGAACCAATCAACAAAAAGATATTCCAACTGCAACACAACCTAATTTATCTACAGTATCGGATAGTGCAGTAATTGAAACTCGCGATACTTTTAACGAACCAGACCCCAAAGGTATTCTTGAAAATGCAGATCCATATTTTTCTTCACAATATCCATACAATCATGTATTTGAATCTGAGTCTGGACACATTACAGAAATAGATGATTCGCCCGGCGGTGAAAGAATATTAAAAGAACACAAGTCTGGAACATACGAAGAAATAATTGCAAACGGAAGCAAGACAGTAAAAGTTATCGGTGATAATTGTGAAATCATTATGGGTGGTTCAGATGTTTATATTGCTGGTGCAGTTAATCTAACAATAGGTGGAACTGTTCGTCATCTTGTCAAGGGTGATTATCATTTAGAAGTTGAAGGAAACTATACGCAAAAGATACACAAGAATATGCGTACAAAAATTGGAGCTGGTGTTTCTGGTGGAAACCTTGAAGAAGAAATAAAAGGGAATCACGCATTTAATATTTCAAATAATATTAAGGGGCGTATCGGAGAAGATGTTGATGTTACCACAGAAGGTAATGAACAAAGAATTAATAACGGAACATATAAGTTGGTAGCAAAGAGTAATATTTTTGCAGCTACAACTGGTGGTACTTTAACACTTAATGCTAGTGGTAATGTTTCGATTGATACTACCTCTGGTATTATGTCAATCAAATCTGGTACAACTTTAAATATGAAATCTGCAACTGCAATGACTGTTGGTTCAGAAACTACATTTACTGGAACATCAACTGGCATTGGAACATTTACATTCTCTGGTGATGGAAGTAACTTTATTGCAAACAATGGGTCTAGTGTTGCTATCGGTCTTACAACTCATACTCATACTCAAGATGCAGATAGTGATGGTGACACACAGGCAACTACAAATGTACCTAACGCTTAGGAAAGTATAGATGGCAAATTTTAAAATACCCGATCTCTGTGGTGCAAGTCTTGAACTTAATCTTGCGTCATCGAGGATTGCAGATTTAGAATCACAAATAACTTCACAGATAAATGCAGAGGCATCTGTTGCAAAGGCTGCTATTGAGAGCAAACTTACAGATGTCAAATTAGGACTTGATGGACTTGTTCCAGATTTACCAGAACTACCAAATCTAAATTTTCAATCAGAACTTACAAGTCTTATATCTTTTGACATATCAACTCCACAGGGGTTGACACAGTACACATCAAAACTCAATGATTTAAAATTAAAGTTTGGTGATACCCTTACTAAGTCTGGAAAAGATTTTGATAGTTTAGTATCATCTGCAACTGATGCTATTTCTGGTGGTGGAAATGTTTGTGGAGTTGTACCTAATCTTGAATTGCCTGCAGCAGGCGGAGAGGTTTTAGAAAAAGCAGAAGGTGTAAAGGCTGCACTTGAAAATGCTATAGATGAAGAAGTTTCAACTGTATCAGATAATGTTAATGCAACTGCACTAAAGGCTGAACTAGAATCTACAACTGCATCATACGCAGATAAAACCACATATGAAATAACTGAAAAATCAACAAATATAACAACACCTGCTGGAACTAAAGTATCAGCTACTACAAAATCTGATGCTGGTGCTTCGGGATATTCTGAAAAAGGATTTGCTTATAAAAAAGGCAAAAAAACACTTGTCTATATTAGTCCAGCATTTCGAGCAATAATGGATTTAAAAACACCAGATGGAAAACCTGTAGGTGGTGTGGCTAACAAAGCAAGAAAATACAAAGACTTTGATATACCAATTGATGATATTACATGGAGTTACGAAGAAGCATATGAGTACTACAATGATGTAATTGAAAAAGAAATATACTTCCCAATACCAACCAAGATTTTAAGTGCTGGTGCTGTAGAAGTCAGGTTAAATGACGCAGGCACTAAAGTAATAACAACAGGTCTTATATATCGTTTAAGTCTGGCCAATGCTTATTTAAAAAGAATCAAGAGTGGGGTGAAAGGTAAGGATAATGTCACAAAAAACCTCGCCGCTTTAAATGTAAGTATTGTTCAGGATGCTGGCGTTACTTTCTTTGAGTTTGATGGCGAACAATATGACTTAGCAGAAGTTACTTGGGATTATATAAAAATAACTTATGAATATAATGAAAAAATAGATGCAGGAATTAAAAAAGACGAGTAATAAATTTCCTAAATAGTATATAAACTAGGGGTTCTTACAGATGGCGCAGTTTGATGCAACAACAACCAATAATAGCAAACGTAGTGCTAGGATATATTCAGACATAGATTTGTTCTTTGGAAAAAAAACTTCCAATGATGATATTCAAAGCATTACTGATATTAAAGCTGTTAAGCGTTCTGTTCGTAATCTGGTATTAACTAATCATTATGAAAAACCATTCCACCCAGAGATTGGTTCTGGTGTTCGGGATATGTTGTTTGAAAACATGACTCCAATTACAGCACAGATACTTTCAAGAAAGATTGAAGATGTAATTAATAACTTTGAACCAAGAGTAAGATTAGTAGGTATTACAGCAAACCCAAACTTGGATAAAAACTCATACGAAGTTTCGATAGAATTTTATGTCGTTAATGCTCCCACAGAATTAGTTGACTTATCCATAATGTTAGAGAGATTACGATAATGGCAGTAAACGACAAAAGACTTAGAGTTACAGAACTTGACTTTGATGATATTAAAGACAACCTGAAAATTTTTCTGAAAGCACAGAACCAATTTACCGACTATGACTTTGAAGGTTCTGGTATGAGTGTTCTTTTAGATACACTTGCATACAACACACACTACATGGCTTACAATGCTAACATGGTTGCAAACGAAATGTTTTTGGATAGTGCATCTCTACGATCAAGTGTTGTTTCACACGCAAAGAAATTAGGATACGAAGTTTCCTCATGTCGAGCTCCTAAAGCGACAGTTAATATTTCTCTTACAACAGGGTTATCATCAAGAACAATGCCAGCAGGCACGACATTTACAACAACAGTAGATGGTACAAATTATAACTTTGTTACAACCTCTGATATAACATCAAACAACTCTGGTACTAGTGTAAACTTTGATAGCACTTCAATCTATGAAGGAACTTGGATTACATCAAAATATCTAGTAGATAGTTCTGACGAAGAACAAAGATTTATTATTGATGACGCAAGAGCAGACACAACAACACTTATCGTAAAGGTACAAACATCTGCAAGTGATACCTTTACTAGAACATATACTAAAGCAACTGACATTTCTGAACTTACTGATGCAAGCACAGTATACTTTTTACAAGAAGTAGAAACAGGAAAGTTTGAAGTATACTTTGGTGATGGTGTTTTAAGTCAAGCGGTATCTGATGGTAACATTGTTTCTTTACAATATGTTGTTACAAACAAATCTGAAGCAAATGGTGCAAGAGTGTTTAGTTCTCCCTCTGCTATTAATGGTATAACAGATATTACTGTAACAACAGTAGGTATTGCAACTGGTGGTGCAGAACCAGAATCAATAGCCTCTGTTAAATTAAATGCACCTTTAGATTACGCAGCACAAGGTCGTGCAGTTACAACAAATGATTACAAAACATTTGTAAGAAAACTTTTTGCAAATGCTCAAGCGGTTTCTGTTTGGGGTGGGGAAGATGGAAGTTATGATACAAGTACAGGTGTAAGTTCTACACCAGAGTATGGTAAGGTTTTCATTTCGATAAAGTCTACTACTGGAAATAGTTTAACTGATGTACAGAAATCAAATTTGGTTGCTGGATTATCTCCATACAAAGTGGGTTCTATTACTCCTGTAATCGTTGACGCAGAAACAACCTTTGTTATTTTAAATACAACAGTTCAGTATGATTCAAGTGCAACCACTTATAGTGCAACTGAATTAGCCACTAGAGTAACTAATGTTATTTCATCTTACAATACATCAGACCTACAAACTTTTAATGCACCATTCAGACATTCAAAGTTATTAGGACTCATTGATAATACAGACAGTTCTATTTTGAATAATACAACAACAGTTATCATGGCCAAATATATTGTACCAACAGTAAATGTTTCGACTTCTTATATCTTGAATTTTAATAATGCATTTTATTATCCACACGCAGGACATAATAAAGATAATGGTGGTGTCATTTCTTCAACAGGATTCTCAATGAGTTCTATTGATTCAACAAAAGAATATTTCTTAGATGATGATGGTTCTGGTAATCTCAGAATATATTCTTTAGTTGCTGGTACAAGAGTTTATTCTAATCTTAATGCTGGAGCAGTAGATTATACAAATGGAAAAATAACACTAAACCCAATTATGATTTCTGCTATATCTAATGTTGATGGTGTGGTTTCTACACAGATTCGCGTTACTGTAATTCCAAACTCATATGATGTTATTCCTGTACGAAATCAAATTCTTGAACTTGATACTGTGAACTCTACAGTTGTTGCTGGAATTGATGCTACTGCCTCAACTGGCATTGGTTATACAACAACTACTACAGGCGGAACAACAACGACAACAGTGACTTCAACGTCATCTACCTCGTCACCATCGGCGTACTAATAAATGTCAAAGAATATTTCAAAATTTACTACGAAGGTTTCTCCTCTTATTGAAGGACAAGTGCCTGACTTTGTTCAAGCAGACCATCCAGTATTTGTAGATTTTGTAAAAGATTATTTTCAATTTCTGGAAGCAGGCAGATTAACTCTTACTGCCAATGTAGATTATATCTCACAAGAAACAAATACTGTTTCATATATTTTAGAAGAAACTGGTGATAGGATTGTTACTGAACTTGGAGCTGGTACTCTAGGTCATTTTGTAGCTGGTGAAACTATTACTGGTGGTACTTCAAAAGTAACCGCAAAAGTTCTGGTTGATGATTCTAGAAACTCGTATCTTTATGTCACAGGACAACAACAATTTATAACTGGTGAAACAGTAACAGGTGGAACATCTGGTTCTAATGGTACTGTTGATTCGTATCAAGCAAACCCAATTCAAAGTATCCAACAGATGTTGGAATATGCAAACGTAGATAATACTCTTTACGAGTTCTTGGATAATATGCGTGATGAGTTCATGCAAGCAATTCCTGAGACTCTTGCGTCTGGTGTTAATAAAAGAAATCTAATTAAAAACATTAAAGACCTCTATTCTGCCAAAGGAACATCAGAGGGCCACAAACTCTTTATGCGTATGTTGTTAGGTGAAGACTCTGAAATTTTCTATCCTAACATTTATGTAATGAAACCTTCTGCTGGTATCTGGCAATCCTCATCTGTTATTAGAGCAACTGCTGTTGGTTCTTCTGTAGGATCTGAAATTACTAATCAATTAATTACTGGTGCAACTTCTGGTGCTACTGCAATTGTAGAAAAGTCTGTTACTAGAATAGAATCTAATGCGACATACAATGATTCTGTTATTGAGTTTACTGTTGAAAATGTTATAGGAACATTTAGTGATGGAGAAATCATATCTGGTCTTTCCACAGAAAAAGATGTTGAAATTTCATTTACAGTATTGGGTATTGTTTCTGATACTGCGGTAACAAATGATGGTATACTTTATACTGATGGCGAAACTGTTAATGTAGAAGCGATTGGTAATGATTTTGCAGATGTTGTTGTTGATGGTATTAACACTGGTTCCGTAAGTGAACTCATTGTAGAAACCGCTGGTACAGAATATGAAGTAGGTGATGTTGTTACATTTACCAAGAACGCAGCTGACACAGATGTTAAAGAAGCCTCTGGTATTGTAAGTATGGTTGGTGGCGGTATTCTCCAAGAATCTGGTTCAGATACTATCACGCTTGAGGATGCGACCACTA